CTTCTCTAAGCTATTAATGTACTCAACATCACCAATGTCAGACATTCTTGCAACTTCATCGTTGCCGTACATACGCTTTGACTCTATGAAAGGCTCAAGCTCTGTTTTCTCACCAACGCTTAACTGGCTAATATCTGTGTTAGCCTCAGCACCACCGCTAAATGTAGGCTCTCTGCCCTGAATTGCGTGTTGAACTTCATGCTGAGTTATTCCTCGCGCTGAACTAATATCACTATTTGGAAGATCAAGAGAGCCTTTGCCTACATCAATTAAGTCATTTCTTGGCTGGTACATAGCACCGCTTCTATCCGACATTTGGAAGCGAGTACCTTTTAAATCTGGGTAGTTTTCGTACAATTCAGGATGATCTAAGTATTCACCAAGAGTGCCTTGCGGCTTATCTGGCACAGAGAATATAGAGTTAGCATCACTAATTTCAAACTTCCAAGCACCGTTAGCGCCTTTACCCCACCCAGTATCTTGCCATATCTTCTCTGGATTTATGTTAGAAGCGTCCATCTTTTTAGCTATAGCTAGAGCAGCTTGATTAGCTTTTGCGGCAAGTGGGCCAAGGAATGAAGCCTCACTATCATCACTAGCAGTCATAGCTAATATGCCACCAGCGCCTGCTGCGGCTGTAGCTACTGGGTTAGATGCTAGAAGTGAGTTTGAATCCGCATTAGCTGGGTCGAACTTGGCGTTTGTAGAGCGTATATTTTTTGGGTCGAAAATAACGCTTTGGTCATACATATGAGACTGGCCTAGCGTTGGATTATTTAGGCTTAAACCAGAATAACCCTGCTGCTTATAATAGTTTTCAGTCATATCTACCGCTTTATTATAAAACTCCCCTTTCCACTCACCATTATTTTCTGCTTGCAATTGATTCATGTATTTAGACCTAAGGTCTAAGTATTCCTGCCTATCAATCTCGGCCATTTTACCTTTAACAAGTACAGTCTTAACATCTCCATGCTCTGGTCGTGGAGCGCCATATTGCGGCCTTGAGTAATCATCTGCAATTTTATACTCCTTAGAAAGATAAACCCCCTTCCCTAACTCTCCACTACCACTTCTATTAAACTCCTCAAACCTACCGTCTTGCGATCCATGAAAATAGGGAGTATCAATATCATAACCCTGCTCTTTAGCCCTATCCATACGCGATAGTGTAGACATATCTAGCAGGCCGCTAGGCTCTGGCAATGGCTTATTAGGTATAAACTCGCTTACATCATTTGGTTTATTAGCTTTGGCTGGAAGACGTAAATGAGCCTCACCATCAAAAATATCATCTAGCTCTAGCTTATCTGCTGGTATCTTTAGTTCTATTACTTCATCACCGTAGCCATCACTATTAGCTCCACCACGCTTTGTAGAGAAGAATATTCCATCTTCTTTGGGTGTGAATATGCCTGACTCACGAATCTTGTCAGCATTCTCTTTGCTAGTTCTATGAAATACGGAAACAAAACCATCAGAGTCAACGTCAGAAAACTCTGAAATCTCATCTATTAAGTCTTTAGCTTTGCGGGATATGTAGCCACCAGCATCACCAAGTAATCCCAACCCCTTACCTATAACCGCCATTACAGAAAATAGCCTTTCTTAGCTGGCTTCTTCGTAGGCTTCTTAACAGGCTTTTTGACTTTCTTGGCTTTCATGGCAAACCTCACAATAGTTATGGGCCGATTATACCACGATTACACTAAACCTTTAATACCTCGTTTAATGGCCTTGCGATCCTTCCTCTTTGACTTACCTAAGTCACCAGCAGCGAATGCCTGTGCCATCTGTCGTAATGCGTCAGCAGCCTCTGAATGACCTTCAGACTTGTCTGGGATGTGCGTCCACCTACCCTCGCTATTAGACCATTTACGTCTATACGCTTTAAGATGCTCTAGGCCAGCATTACAGGTTGTTGGGTCAATGTGAATGTAGGGCCACATATCGCTAGTAGCTTGAATGCCCCATAGCAAGTCCTGCACTCTTGGCACTATGCGGAATGTTACTGCAGGCAGTAGACGCTTCATCATGTCTTTAGGGCTAAGGTTCTTTGACTCAATGCCCTGACGCTTATGGTCAGCATCATGCGGTAGCCAGCAGGTGTCTATGATTAGATCCAAGCTCTTGAGCCACTTAACACAATGGGCAAATGATTCGTTCCATGCCTCATAGAAGTGGATACAACGATGCTCGTTACCAATGATCTGTACTACCCATATCGCAGTACCGTCACTAGATCCGATGTCAAAAAAGCAGTGTACTGGATGTGACTCCACCACTGGCTGTTTCATTACCCTGCCATCAGCCTGTGCAGTGTTAATCTCACGTAGCCAGAATGCTCCCTCTGGAAACTCCAAGAAGTCACCATCCCATACATGACCATAGGTGTCAGGTCGTAGGTCTAGGTCTTCTATGCGCTGGTTGGTGAGTACCTGTGGCATCCACGGATTGTCTTGCCAGTTTATGGCGGTTATCTTACAGCCGTCAGGCTTGTTGATGCGGAACCGCTTGTGAGTGGCTGAGTCTTTAGACTGTGGATTCCATATTACCCAGCACTCTGAATTCTCTTCACGTATCGATGGTAGTAGCTTCATGTAGGCTTCTTCACTCACAGTCTCAGCCTCGTCAATGAATGCCAGTATGATACGGGCCTTTGACTTAATGCTGTCTATGTTACGTGTTAAGCCTGCAAAGCTGTAGTTTATCCGTCCATCCTTGCTGCGGATGTAATGGTCGCCACACTCGTAGTAATCGTCAAGGAATGGCACTGCTTGGATGGCGCTTTTAATCTCTGCGAATGAGCTTTCACTTAGGCTGTTCATGTACTGGCGTAAGCATAGGATCTGACCTGTGCGTCCACTCCTACCAAACTTGTAACCCCATACTGCAGTCATCATGGCAAAGGCGCGTGACTTAGCCCCACCTCTACCGCCATAGGCAGCTCGGTATCTTGCCTGACCTTCAAAGATGGGTACTAGCTTAGGTGGTAGCTCTATGTCTACTTTAGACACTACAGTCCACCAAATTCTTTAGCCACTAACTGTATTACGGTAGGCGCAGACATTGAGCCATCTGAACTTGTATTATCTACCTTGTCGCTTAGGCCATGCTTACCTAGCATTAGCTTAGTGATACCTGAGTTAGCGGTGTTATTTAACCCGTTAGTAACAAGCGTTATGTACTGCCTTTGCAATACCTTACTAGCGATGTCCGAAAACTCTACTTTATCTTCGTGTGTAATCCACTCATAGAAGGTTGAATTAGAGATTCCTAATAGATACGCTAGCCCTATATGACTGTGGAATGCTTCAGTGTCATCGTCTAGGTAATTCTGTGCCTGTGCTAATAATTCAGGTGTGTACTTCGTGGGTCTTGCCATGATTGTCTCCGCTATGGGGTGGACGTAACTTAATGGTTTATTATAACACGTTAACCGATCATTTCTCTATACTCTTCCATTGTCATGCCTAGAGCGTTGGCTGTCTTTATGTCGTTAACCCCAGTACGAGCCTCTGTTATCTTACGCGCTTTGGCATCCATCATTTCATCATTCTTACGCAGAACCTTTTTAGCCTCTTCAGGTGAATAGAGCGTCCTGCGGTAATGTTCGTTAGTCATCCAAGTATTCCGTCAATGAACCATAACCAGCATACTATGCCAATTACCACACCTAGGCAACTAACTATCCTTGTGGCATTGTCTCGTTTGTCGATTTTATCAACTAACTTGCTTGGCAGTAAACGCTCTTTAAAATGGGATTTGTTCATGTGCCATCTCCTGTACAAAGTCTGGATGATTATCACCAATCGCAATCAACTGGTCTTCCGTTAGCTCGTTACCGTTACCGTCTTCAGCGTACACAATGTAAGCGTCTACAAAGTCTGGGTAATCAGCCATTGAAATGCCATCAATTTCTACGTGCGTTAGTGTTGAAAGATTCATAGTATGCTCCTATGGGGCCAAAGCCCTGTTATTGTATTAAAGTGTTAGACCATTAAGATCAATCCATGGTCTGTCTTGCACTTCTGAAGTGGTCAATACTTTGTTAGCAAGTATACCGCTAAAAATATACTTATTAGGGCTAATCTTCTTAGCAAGGTTCTGAGCTTTACGCTTAGTGTCTGCTTTAACTCGTAAAGTAACCTTGTCTGTAATTGTAGGCCATTCTCCATGCCCGTACTCTGGAGTGTTTTCGCTGTAACGTGTTTGTGAAATGATGTACCAAGTAGTCATGTGATGCTCCTTGGGGCTTTCGCCCCGTTATTAGATTATACGTTAATGAACTGAGCTAGCTGACTAAATGCTTCAGCTTCAGTAGCCATAATTTTATCTTCAAAGTCAGACTTCACAGTGTATCCCATCTTGATAGCTTCCCATTCAGCTTCTAACATTATCGCTACGTTAGTGAATGTAAGAGCCATAGTACGGCCTTGTGGGTTAGTTGCTTTAAGTGTGTAAGTTGATTTAGTCATGTGATGCTCCGTTTGCTGTGTTGTTTTCTTAACTTGCAACTATTATACAACACTTCTGTTTACATCGTCAACACATTTGTTTACTTATTTTCAGGGTTTCCGTATTACCCTGAACTTGTCATTGCAGCATGGCGCTCTGTGGCTAGTTTGTACCTACGATAATCAGCCAGCGTCTGCTCCCTTCCACCACGCTTATCAGCCTCATAGATCAGCATGATGACCTTGTCAGTCTCTATGGTAGCTCTCTGCTCACGGGTAGGCCCAGTAGGGCGGCTTGAGTCAGGTGGGAATAACTCGCTTGAGCTAACCCCAGCAGCTTCTGCTATCTCTACCCCATTAGCGCCACAAGCAAAGCAGTTCATTAACACCGTACCATCGTCACATTCCTTAATGCCCATACTAGGCGACCTGTCACCATGTACTGGGCAAAGTGCCATCCACCTGCCCTTACCGCTAGGCTTGACTCCCTCTAGCATCATTAAAATAGCTTCTACGCTCATGCTGCTACGCTCCGTTTGCTGTACCTTATCTGGGTACTTGTTATATATTTTCTGGTTTCATCGCTAATGCCATTAACCATGCGAGGCTTGATTGCGTTAGGCCAAACACCGTACCGCTCACGATACTTGTGACTAGCCCAGCTATCTTTGTAGCCCTTACCGCGAGTGTACAACAATAACTCAGAATAAAACACGCTTTTGTCTTCTTTTGTG